CACAATGTCCGCAGGCATTATCTAGTAGTATTTAACCGGAGGTTATAGTGAGCGCAGCGGTATACTTCAACAATCCGGCAGTAGCTGTTCCCCTGTCGCCAGCTAAATTCACGGTGCAAGGGTCTGCTCAGCCGGTAGACCCGGCGATGATTACCTGCGTTCTGACTGATCCTTCTGGCAATATCACTACCTACATCTTTTCCAATGGTACCGGCGTCAACCAGATCACCAAGAGCAGCACAGGCAACTACAGCCTGTCGGTAGCAGGGCTCACCTCTGAGGGGCTCTACACCTACACCTGGATCGGCACCGGAAACGGCGTTCAGCAGGTCACTCCCGGTACTTTCAGGCTGATGCCGATGACCGACTCCGGAATCGGGATGACAGGCTGGTACACGGGCATGGAAGAGCTGAAATCCAGGCTCACCATCAACCCGAACGATACCAGCTCGGACTACGAGATCCAGCTCGCCATTCAGAACGCCAGCAACTGGGTCACCAGCTACTGCGGCCAGCCCTTCTACCAGATCACCGAAGCCCGTACTTTCCTGCCCAGGAGCATCTGGGAACTCGACATCGACCCCATGGTTTCAGACCCGGCTGTCATCTCCTCGAACCTGTCCGTGGACCTGGACTACGACGGCGACGGCGTCTACGAAACCCACTGGACCCTGGGCGAGAACTTCGTTCTCAAGTACGGTCACGGCAACGACACCTACAACATGAACTCCTCGGGTATTCCTCAGCCGTACAGGCGCATCCAGGCTCTCATGAACGCCAAGAACGGCCCCGGGATGTTCCCCTTCCCCTACCCGAACCTGCACATGGATCAGGTCAAGGTGACGGCTACGTGGGGCTGGAACACCGTGCCGCCGAACGTCTCCCAGGCTACGCTTATGCTCGCGGTGGACCTGTTCAAGAGCAAGGACGCTCCTTTCGGCTTCGCCGGTACCGCAGACATCGGACTGGTTAAAGTGCAGAGCAACCCCTGGGTGACTGAACTACTGCGCCCGTTCATCCTGTTTACAAGAAAAGCCGGTGTGTAATGCTCATTTACTCCTGGCTTATTCACAACCACCTGTGGCCTGCCGTTGTCTCGTGGTTCGTCGGCATCCTGCTTGGCGCTATGTTCTCCTGGATTCCCTTCAAGAAGCATCTGCGCAAGCAGAACGACATCGCTGACAAGCTCGACACCAAGACACCTGGCGGAATGAGGGACATCGCGCTGCTGCTGGCTGCTCTTCAGGACGGCAGCAAGGAGAAGGTGACAGATCTTGGCGGCGAAGGGGAAGGCAGCTAAGAAGACTGCTCACGGAAAGGCCGGAAGGCAGTCCACGAAAGTCAAGTCGAAGGCCAAGGGCCTCCATCTCAGCTCAGCCCAGTGGAAAGCGTACACGAAAGCGTACAACTCCGTATCTTCCCGTATGTACGCCAAAGCTACACTGGTACGCGCTGCCAAGCGCTTCAGGTCTTACCGGCTTCAAGCAGCCCACGGTCAGCAGGCTCAGCTCCGGCGCATTAACGCGAGCACTCAGAAGGCTGCTGTTGCTGCCTACGCTACCAAGCAGTCCTACCGGCAGTCTGTGAGTGGTCACCAGAACGCAGCTCTGCGCAGACGTGTCTACAACGACATGTACAAGCACTACAACGACCTCGGACGATTCCAGTTTGCCCAGGCGGGGCAGAAGAAGTGGGCTCACCGGGCAGTCATGCGCACGGTCGATACCTCACAGGCTGTCAGTCATGAGCAGAAGCTGAGGGCCGCTGCCGCTCGTGCCGCTCTCAAGGCCGCAAGGCAGCACAAGAAGCCGAAACCCTACAAGAAGGGAAAGTACGGTCCTCCTCTACCCAAGTCCGTTACCTCTAACATCAAGGCAACGGCTCAGGCGGCTGCTCTCAAGGCGGCAAAGGCCACTCCTGCGGGGACGTCATCCAAGGCCAATAAGGTCACGAAGAAATCTGCACGAGGCCGGGGAAGGCCCAAGGGTTCGACAGTAGCCAACGGTGCGGCCAAGAAGGGCCAGGGCGCCCAGAAGAAGGCTCAGCAGAAAGCCCAGAAGGCAGCTCTCACTAAGGCATCGGCTTCCGCAAAGGCACCGGTAGCCGCTCACAAGACCCGCGCGGCAGCAGCCCCGTTCTGCGGTACCCGCTGGCTGGATTCGAAAGAACCGGCGTGCGTGGCAGTCGCGGTATCCAATCAGATACGCCACCAGACCGGCATCGAGCTTACTATCGCACAACTTGATACTATTATCGCCGTAACAGGTAATGACGTCAGTATCGGAGTCGCCCTGTCGCTCCTCGAACAGCACTTCACCGAGGGGAACCTAAGACTTACCGGTTTCGGGCCATCGGATTCCAGAAACGGTACTATAGTGGGCTATGACTCCAGATACGGAAGCCACGCGGCACTGTCCCTGAACAAATGGTCGGTGGCTAGCTGGGGTTCCCGGAGGTTCCGCCTGTCAGTTGAGGAATCATGGTGGGCCCGCTGGGAAGTCATTGCCGATGATATTCACGAGGAGAATAATGGCAAGCCTGGTAGAAGCTAGGAACGCTCTGGCCGCTCAGATTCAGAACTACGTTCAGCCGGTTATCCCCACGGTTCTCTCCGACCCCATGGACCAGGTGCCGAATGTCCCGGCGGCTATGGTGTTCCCGGGAAAACCGGTAGCCAAGTACGGTATTACCCTTGGCGAGGCCGGAGTTATGGGCGGCCGGATGATGGCCGCTACCGAATTCAACCTTCAGGTGCTCGTTCTCGTGTCCCAGGGTTCCACTATCGAGCGCGTGCAGACCAACCTGGACTCCTGGCTCGGTTTCGAGAACTTCCCGGGCAATGTAAGCATCCCGGCAGCAGTTGCTCTCGATCCGACGCTGGGCATGGCCGTGGACTACTGTGAAGCTAGCATTGTCAGTTCTTACGGTCCTATCGAGTACAACGGAACCACCTACTTCGGCGCGAGGATCGACTTTTCACTCTCCTGCCAGTGATATCCTTCTCTTCGTTCCCTATACGAGGAGGTGGTTTGCCCGTGCGGATTCTTCTGGTCCACCCGGGGCCTTTAGCCCGACTTCAGTGTTGCCGACGTTTATCACGGCTGGGAAAAGGCTCTTAGGGCACAGGGCCATGAAGTCCGGTCTTACTCGACCAACGATCGCCTCATGTTCTATGCGCAGGCGCACCTTCCCGTTATTCACGGAGAGCACTACCAGAATCAGCCGACGTGTCCTGAATGCGGTCAGCACGAGTTCAAGCCAGCCCTTAACACTGATCAGGCGAGGACCCTGGCGCTGAAGGGTCTGTTCGAAGACGTCTATCTTCAGTGGCCTGACGTGATTTTCTTCGTGTCGGGATTCTGGATCACCAAGGACATGCTGAGGGTTCTCCGGTCCCGTGGTCATAAGACCGTAATCCTGCACACCGAGTCCCCGTATCAGGACCGAGAGCAGATCGACCGGGGGCAGTACGCGGACATCAACCTGCTGAATGACCCGACTAACCTGGATGAATGGCGCAGCGTACTTCCGAACACCTGGTACATGCCGCATGCCTATGACAGGGACGTGCATTACCCGGCGACTCTGCCGCGAGCCTATGAGTCTGATTTCAGCTTCATAGGAACCGGTTTCCAGTCGCGGCGAGACTTCTTCGGCAAGCTGGACCTTGAGGGGCTTGAGGTTACCCTGGGCGGTCCCAACTGGGGCAAGGCGCTGGAAGAGCCGGAGAACAGCCACATCGTCTCGTGGGTGGGCCATGACCCGGAAGAGTCCGTGGACAACACCGAAGCGGCGCGTCTTTACCGGATGTCCAAGGTCGGTATCAACTTCTACAGGAGAGAAGGCGAGAAGGACTACAACGGCACCGGCTGGGCAATGGGTCCTCGTGAAATTGAGATGGCCGCCTGCGAGCTGTTCTTCATTCGCGACTCGCGTCCGGAATCTGATGAAGTGTTCGGGCACATTCTCCCGTCCTACAGCACCCCCGAAGAAGCCTCGGAACTGATTCAGTGGTGGGCTACGCACGATAAGGAACGAGAGCACGCTGCCCAGGTCGCCCGGCAGGCAATCGAAGACCGCACCTTCGACAATAACGCCCGTCAGTTCATGCGTTACCTGGAATCGCTTTAGGATTGGCTAACAGGCGCATGCTCCTCTAATATAGGATGTAGAGGCCGTTATTCAGGAGACTGCGCCTCGTAAGCAATTACCGCGAGGAGATTCCAAATGGCACGTGTACACGGTCGGAACGGCATCGTGTATGTGGGAACCGAACCGGCTCCCGCTGCGGCTTCCCAGGCCATGTTCATTTCGGACTGGTCGATGAACTTCACTGTCGCCAAGGTGGACGTTACCGCAATGGGTGACCCCAACCTGATCTGGGTGTCCGGCCTTCCCGACGCTTCCGGCGACTTTTCGGGCTTCATGGACATGGCTACTGCCCAGACCTACGTTGCGGCGGTTGACGGCCAGCCCCGTAACTTCTACCTGTACCCGTCGGCTCTCGGCGCCAACGGACAGCCCAACGAGTACTTCTTCGGCACCATTCTCCCGGACTTCTCGGTTGCCGGTGGTGTTGCTTCCGCCGTCACGCTGAAGAGCACCTGGAACGCTGCCAGCCCGGTCCGTCGTTACTCTGCGGTGGGCGCGGCCAGCTAACCCTGGTTAGTGCTTGAATAACTCCTGAGTACGGGTAAGCTGTATTTCGCTAGACACACTTATCCCGTACTTAGGAGTTTTTCGTGCCCGAGTCTTACGAATTCGAGCTTGACGACAACGACGGCATCACTGAGGAAGAACTCTCTGATGTCCAGCTTCGCGTTTCCGACCCCGACGCCCTTTCCGAGGCTGCCGAGAATATCTCGAAGGAAGATGACGGCAAGTACCAGGAATTCCGGGACGAGAAGTTCAAGCTGGCCAACGCCATTTCCTTCCTGACCCTTTCCGAGTGGGCTGCCGCTTCCGAGTACGGTGCCGCTTCTACGTCGGGTATGGCCGCCATCTACCACATTCTCCAGGACGTGCTGGCGGACGACGAAGAATTCAACCGGTTCCGCAACCACCTCCGCAAGACCAAGGCCGGTTCCATCGAGGAAGACGCGAACGACCTGCTCAACTTCGTCAATGCTTCGGTGGAGATGTTCACGGCCCGCCCTACCGAGCAGCCCGGACCCTCACGGGGTGGGCCCTCCCGAGGATCGGGTACATCGACGGGTCGCTCCTCCGGAAAACGGGGTCAGGCGCGGAAGC